TGTGGGTTAACGTTCAGAACTTTTCTGATATAATATTCATCTGAATCTTCATCCATTCCGACTGTATAAACTTTTTCTCCGTTAGTACTGCCATTGACAACCAGCTTGAATCTGCCATCAGTATCGCTCTCCACTAGTGCGGCCGAAGCCTTTACGACATCTCCTCCGCCAAAAGAAGCACCACCAGCTAGAGAGCCTGATAATTTGACTGACCCACTTTGTACATAAACAACAGCGCACAGTTCGAAAGCAACACCACCACCGGCCGAGCCGGTATACTCGCCGTTAGATGACGATTGTGCGATCCATAGACCGTATGCACCACCAGCCGATGCTCCATTAGTAAGACTAGTCTTGGTTGTCGACCAACCAGCGGCAGCAGCGGGAGTTGATGCGCCGGCAGCAGAACCAACTGATGTTTCGGCCCCTAGGAGTCGAATATAGGTCAAAGGCGCGGCATTTGACTTCAGGAACGCTTTTGCAGCATAAGTTCCATACATCGGCGACTGAAAATTTCCTTCGCGAGATATATCACCACCACCCATTCCCGGGACTGTGTCACCAAACATCTCAACAAATTCGGAATAAGAACTAACTCTAACCGGTTGCATGGCCAAACCGCGAGTGGCGCGCCCGATTACGACAGGGCCGATAGCATCTGCCTGCGCGGGTCTAAAAGAGTTATCGATTTCATGAATGAAAACCCCGGGAGATACAAATTTAAAATTACTAGCTGGCATTATTTAAAACTCCTTGTATACAACACATCAGTTGTTTAATAATCATATTTAAATAGTATCCTACGCTACGAAAGGTATTTTTTCAATTCAGGAAGTAATATTAAAAAATCCATCTTCATCTTCTTTGACAATTCCTTCCATAGGAAACATTATTTCAACAATATTTTCTTCAACTCTAACAATTGGACGATCATCATTCTCGCCTTCACCAATAAGATAGCCTAAAACCCTGATTGAAATTTCCGTTGTATATAGTCTACTTTCATCATTTAAATTGGAGGCATTATTGCTCTGGGTAAAGCCTTGATCGACAAAAGCCTCATATTTGTGACCATTTCTGTTTAACATGAATGAATTTATTTGACCAGTTCTCGTCATAAATGGCGTCACAAGCTCATTCATCTGTTGTTGGTATTCTGTTTTAATTAAAATTTTATATTCTACATTTATATAAATTGGAATCGGTATCGACAAGGTTTTAACAACAATCCTCTTATTAACCCGGGGATAATATTGCTGCGCTTCTCCTGAAGTGTAATTTGAACGCCTAGTGTTTCCTACAACCGCAAAGTTTCTTGTCTTGTCTTGAACGATTTTTTTAGCTATTACCATGCGACCAGAGCGCCCGTTTTTGTCTTTTGAGTAGGTGTGTGCCTGAAAAGAGCCTTTTCTGGTAGGATCTTTGGTCATGTTTGTTCGTTCGATACTGATCAGTGGCAATTTAAAAGCACCGTCAGAATCTCGAATATCCTTATCATCTTTTATCTGAAATGCACGCTCTGGGGCTTGCCACAGGACAGGAACTTTTCTCCACCCCTCATTGGTCCTAGCGCTTAAATCTAAATCCTCCTTGAGCCATTCTACGATGGAGTAATCGATGGTTTCAATACTAGACGCTAGCATTCCAATTTCGGATAATTTAATATCACTGTTTTTGGGTAACATAGCAAAGTCAAAATTATCAGGTAGCATCAAACATCCCCTTTCTTGCTCTCTTACATTTTGCGGTTATTTCAAATTCTTGATTGTCTTGGCCAAACAAAAGCTTTGGCTGTGTTAGTGTTACTATTTCATGATAGTTGCCATTATATAAAACAAAATCGCCTTCTCGGACATACATGTTCTGGTCTTCTTCTAATCTTCTTTTATGGAAATGTACATCAATTTCCCAGATCTTATCGATACCTGCGCCTTCCATATATTCAGTAGCGTAGTTTGTATATTCTACAAGAGCATAAACGCGAACTGGAGGGAGGAAAGTTTTTTCTATCGCTTCTCCGTAGAGAGGGTGGAAGTTTGTTGTCTCTAAATCAATGGAATAATATATAATTTGCTGACCAATTATCTTTTCTATTAATTCGTCATTAACTTGCTTTACTAAATCTCGCTCTTTCTTCCCTAAAAATAAAGGAGGAGGAGGTGCTGCCGGTCTGTTCCATTTATCTTTTGGCATTTATATATTATCCTACAAATATTGGTAAAGGTGCCTGCCTAAGAGCATTTGCGGCGGCTTCTGTGGCTTCTGCGTCGGCTTTAGCTAACTCGTTATAATTAATTCTATCAATAATTTCCATTAGTTTATCTTTAAGTTGCTGTTGCTCTTCTTTTGCCTGTGAAAGCAACTCTGAATGGTTCAAAGTCACGCTTTCGCCAGGAATAGGCATTGTTGTAAATTTACCACGGATTTGACCTAGCATCTCTTTGCAAAGCGCTAGCGCATATTTGCGGATCCACTGCTTACCGATAGCATTAATATTTGTATATGGTATATTGTCAAAAGGCAGAGTATTGAAGTTGTTGATACCTCTGGTGCCATCATCGTATTTTGCATTTGCTTCCCATGCATCGCCTTGATCAACATAAAAGTTAAGCCATATGCGATCTAGTCCGCTACTAGTGAAAGAATACTGATCTGGCTCAGGAAACAGCCTCAACATGTTATCCTTTATTTCATAAGAATAGTGTGAGGTTCGTGTATAAAGGGAATCCTCATACATTACTGCTTGTAATTTATTCTGCCAAGTTGGAATAACCTCGAATGTAGAGTCGTCAGCAAACTGGCCATATGTTGAATAGTTACCAACAACACCAATGCCGCCGTAATATCCGTAAAACCGCCACATTGCCCGGGCAGACATATAATAAACTTTAGTTATAATTACTCTTTTGTTTCCAACTTTGCCAGCATAATCAACCGCAGTGCCGCCGTCATCCAAGCCAGTATCTGAGGCTGAGGAAAGAATGGTCTGCAAATCATAATCTTGTGTATTTTTAGTTGGCTGAAATGAGGCAGAATATATGGGGGTTGTGCCACCAAATCCTGCTGCAGTTGCGACAGCGTCACCAATTTTTCTAGCATAAGCAAATTGAAATCTCGGATAAGCCAAGTTAACATTCTCTGGCCCCGTTATTCTTTCGCCTTTATGATCAAAAGTACCGGTCGTTTGGCCGAGAACATCAGATAAAACATTTTCACTTTGATGTAAGTTAACAATATACGAATATTCTAGAACTGCCTCTTCGTATGCTGAATAAACATTTGAAGGTGTCAATTCGATATCAACGACATCTCCGCCAAGCTTTTTATAAACGTAATTAACTTGAGTGGCAGCACCAGTTAAAAATTCTGCAGATGAGGTATACATGCCATATGGAACGGCTGCAGCCACATCTGCCGCAGAACCAGTCGATGTTAAAATAATGGTGCTAGTTTGGGACGCCGGGGTAATATCGGGCATTGACAAGGTTTCCTATAGGTGGTATATTTCAATAGTAAGTAGTTTTAGAAATACAAAAACCTATTCTTTACTTTTTGCAGTTGTCTTCTTGCGTGTAGTTCTTGTGCGTCTTTTTCTGACTGGCTTCTTTTTTGGCTTTTCTTCTAAAACTGGCTCTGCTTTTGCTTCAATAATAGGAGCAGGCTCTGCTTTAATTTCAACTACTGGAATTTCTTCTTTGATTTCTATAACTGGTGTTGGTTCTACTTTAACTTTTATAGTTGGTTCTTTTATTTCTTCTGTTCTATATAAATGACTATGCTTTCTGCCGAATTTGGCTTTAGCGGCAAATACTCTTCTTTTCTTACCCATCTTATACTCCGTTGTTAAATGGTCATAGAAGTAAATAGTTTGGTATAAAAAAACCCCCCCAATCCGAAGAAAGGAGGGTAACATATAAAAAATTATGTTTTGATTGTTTTTTATTGTCGATTAGGAATCGGCGAAGGTAATACTATTGGAAGTGCCAGTTTGAGCGCTGCCTATTGCCACCCACTGTGTTGTGCTTATACAGAAAACATCAATGTAATCCCCGGCGAGAGTGTCTGATCCAAATTTGATAATATCATTACTGCTGTTGTTGGAATCATTTCCATCATTACTGTCCGCAGACACAGAATGACCAACGAAAAAGACCGTGCCGTCCGTTGTAGGCGTCACGACTTTGCATATCGCTGTGGAATATGCTGCTATTTGAACAACTCTAAAATGTAAGCCAACCACCGGTGAAGGCAATGTGACGATGGCCGCGTTTGGTGCCATAAGAATAGTCTTGCCGCTGTCCGCAGCGGTTAAAGTAGTTGTTGTCGATGCTGGTGCACTCTTCATTGCCAGATATGTACCCGAGAATGTGCCACCACCCATAGCCAAATCTCTCTGTAAATTTTCCATTAAGGCTTCCATTCTTGCAAGCCCGACTCGTTTTGTACCCATAGTTAAGAACCCTCCCTTTATAATCATGTTCTGATACTGGTTTATTTCAGCAGTACGCAGAGGTAGATCAATAGTCTACCCAATAACTAGGTTGAATGTTTTGTCCATTCAAACATAAATAGTCAATCGAGTTATCTTAAGCACATATAATAAAAAACCCGCCCCTAATAAAAGGAGCGGGAGTTTATTGAGTGCTATCCTAAAGTTTAGGAAGTAGCGCCGGCCTCACCAAGCAGACCGCGAATGACGACCAAGCCATACATATCTGGACGGACCATCTGCTTCGCATAGCGGGTCATGACCCCCTTGCGAGGCACGAAGTCTTCAGGTCCAAAGATGGTTGGAGTTGTCTGGAGTGGAACGTATGGGGCGTAAACGTAACCAGACTCAAGGAAGCTGGAACCTCTACGACCGACGAGGACCACGTTACGCAAGAAGTATGGATCAACGATAACGTCGAACTTCTTGGAAAGTGAACCAGTCTTGACAGCACCGACAGAACCGGACTCATCATCAGCAGTAACGCTGGCGCGGAAACCGGCCGTGAACTCAAGGATGTTAGCAACTTCAGGTCCGCAGACGATGAAGTTAGCACCACCACGAAGAGTCTTCACATGGATCTGAGCGGAAACATCGTTGATTGTCTCAACAAGTGTCTCATACCACTCGCTAACAGTACCGGTGAAGTCTGGAGCAGCAGAAGATGCTCCAATTTCAGAACCGGTTGCACGGTCAACGAAAAGACCCGGTGAGCGGGACCAGTAGTAGGTTGCAGCCTTAGCACCATTGACAAGATCGGCAAGGATCTCGCGGTCAATCTCAAGAGCAATCTGCTCGGAGAGAATGCCGGTCAACTCGACCTCTGCATCAAGGTTGTGGTAAGCGTTAAGATCCTGTCCTAACTCTGGAGTCCACTTAGCCTT